TGGAAAAATGTTTCATCAAGAAACGTATTCAAGATGGGTCGTAATCATCAACTCTATGATATACAAGGTATCGCTCATTTGGATTATTTTGACCTCTATCGTAAGTTTACATATGTTGCACAAGAATCCTATCGACTTGACCATATCGCCTTCATAGAACTTGGTGAAAGAAAAGATGGTAATCCATACGAAACATTTCGTGATTGGTATACAAAAGATTTTCAATCGTTTATAGAATATAATATCATGGATGTGGAGATTGTAGACAGACTAGAAGATAAGATGAAACTGATTGAGTTATGTCTGACTATGGCCTATGATGCAAAGGTCAACTATATGGATGTACTAGGGTCTGTTAAGTATTGGGATATACTGATATGCAATCATTTGACCAAGAAAAAGATTGTCATACCACAGAAAAAGAAATCAGAAAAACCAGAGAAGTTCGAGGGAGCTTATGTCAAAGACCCTCAAGTCGGTATGCATAAGTGGGTCATGTCTTTTGATTTGAACTCTTTGTATCCACATTTAATTATGCAGTATAACATATCTCCAGAAACACTTGTTGCACAAGACAAAGTTCCAGATATGTCAGTTGATAAACTACTAGATAAAAAAGTAAATACATCAATACTCAAGGGTGTAACGATTACGCCTAATGGTGCATTGTTTAAAACAAACAAACGAGGATTTTTGCCTGAAATAATGCAAACCATGTATGATGACAGAGTGAAGTATAAGAAACTTCTATTACAGGCAAAGCAAGATTATGAGAACACTAAGAACCCTAAACTACTCAAAGATATATCAAAATATAACAACATACAAATGGCTAAAAAGATTTCTCTCAACTCTGCTTATGGTGCCATTGGGAATGTTTGGTTTCGTTATTATGATTTGCTGGTTGCTGAAGCAATTACTACTTCTGGTCAGTTATCTATTCGTTGGATTGAGCGTGCTGTTAATCAGTATCTTAATGATGTGCTTAAAACCGATAGAGAGGATTATGTTATTGCAAGTGATACAGACTCGATATATGTTTGCTTTGATAGACTTGTCAGTAGGGTGTATGCTGAGGGAAAAGAAACTGAAAAAGTTATCAGATTCTTGGATGACGTTGCCAGAAAGAAAATTGAGCCGTTTATTAAAAAGAGTTACCAATCTTTGCATGAATATGTAAACTCCTATGAACAGAAGATGGAGATGTCCAGAGAAGTCATTGCAGACAAAGGTATATGGACAGCGAAGAAAAGATATATTTTAAATGTATGGGATAACGAGGGTGTGCAGTATAAAGAAGCACAACTCAAGATTATGGGTATCGAGGCAGTCAAGAGTTCTACGCCTGCTCCTTGTAGAGAAAAGATTAAACAAGGACTCAAGATTATTATGAATGGTACAGAGAAAGAACTTAACGTATTCATACAAGAGTTTCGTAAAGAGTTTATGAATCTACCACCAGAAGATATCGCATATCCCAGAAGTGTAAACGGATTGTCAAAGTTTTCTGATTCAAATCAACTGTTTGCAAAAGGAGCTCCCATACATTGTAAAGGTGCAATACTATATAATCATCTGATAAGAAAAAATAAACTTGCAAATAAATATCCGTATATACAAGAGGGTGACAAGATAAAGTTTTTACATCTGAAAAGTCCTAACATATATCAATGTTCTGCTATATCCTTTATGACAAAGTTACCAAAAGAACTAGACTTTCATAAGATAGTCGATAGAGATACACAGTTTGAGAAATCATTTATAGAACCACTAAATTTTATACTGACCAAGATAAACTGGTTAGTGGATAGAAGTTATGGAACACAAGGTTCACTAGAAGACTTTTTTGCATAAGAAGAATTAAGGAGATATACCATATGAAAAGATTATTAAATGTAGATTGGTTATTACGAGTGCCTCTTGCGATTGTATTTTTACAACAAGGAATCAGTAAGCTTCCCATAAGTGTAGAAGAAGCAAGTGGATACGAACTACCTATGTTAGTATGGACATTTGTTGTACTAGGAGAAATCGGTGCTGGTGTCGGTCTGATTGCTGGTGGTCTGGTACAAAAACTTTGGACTTCACTTGCAGACATGATAACACGATTTAGTGGATTTGTGATTGGTTGTATTATGACTGGCGTTATATGGATAGGTCAACCAGAGAGTTTGATTGATGTATTACTCTATGATAATCTTCATGTGTTTCTATGGGTAGGTGGATTATTCTTTGCAATGAAAGGTAACGACAAAGGATGAAAGAAGAAAAATTTACACATAAAGTTGATCCAAGAATAATTCATGCTGACCAGACTAAACAAGATACAAGACGAGATGCTTGGGATAGAGATTACATGGGTAGTCACTATGTAAAAACAGAACCAAAGAGTAACAAACAAATATCCAATGCAACACCAGTCTTTATATTCGCTCTTTTCTATGTTGCAATACTTGTAATGATAGGTAGTATTAAGTAATGAATAAACTTTGGAAATACTGGTGTAAGGCTATGGGTAGTCATGCATATGATGATGACAAGAAAGATGACCATGTACATCTATTAATGAGAACGCCTTGGTTCATATTACATATAGTCACTTGTCTAATGATAATCACAGGTAATGGTAGAGTATTAGGTTGGTGGTAATCATAAGATGGTGTAAAGAGAACTGGCCTATACTACCATTCATAGGGTTTGCACTACTGTTTATAGTGAGTATGATACTAGAATACTATGAGGGAAACTGTCGTATCGGAGTAGACATGGGAATCTGTGGGTTTCTATGGGATTATCGGACACTTTAATTAAATAGTAAAATAAACATAGAGTTGTTGTGATTAGTGTCTGTTACTTATCGATTTTATTTTCCCAAACCCCTTGACATATACAGAGAATCGTGTATAATAGTAATGTACTATGACAACAAAGTGATTCGCTGATTCGCACTAATGTACAGAGTTGTCCATATTCACAGTACTCTGTAATCGTTGCTGGCTGTACATCACAGAGCAGGGGTTGACAAGGGTATAATAGCCAGTTATAATAATAGTATAAACAACAGAGAGAGATTTTATGTTTACATTTGAGAAAAAATTCAAGAAGTTGCAAGACTTAGCTCCAGAGTATGCTGCTAATTTGCTAGAAGAAGACCAGAAAGATGCTTTTGAAGAAGAGGCCTTGAAGTGGGGATATACTGTCGAGGAGTTAATCGACCCTTATAACCCAGAGGTTACTTTCACAGACTTGGCTGCTGAAACCAAGATGAATAATGATTTAATCGCAATGTATCAATAGGAGATATAATTTGACAATAATGTATGACAATGTTGCTATGATTTCGACACAAGGTATGTATAACAATAAGAAGTCGAATATCGCTGGTGAGGATATGTTCTATGGGCCTAACAATAAAAAGAATGACCCATGTTCTACTTGTGCTCTTGCTGGTGATTGTGCAGTTGAGTGTAAGGCATTCACTATGTGGATTGATAAAGGTAACTATGAAGATGACATGGTTGCTGCATTTAAGAAGAAGCCAAAAGAAATTAAAGCAGATTGTTTTGGATAGGGGGTTGACAAATATGAATTAATATGTTACTATAAAGATAATCAGAGAACAGCTCATTAAGGTGGGTTGGTTAACAGTAAAGTTCCATAATGATGGTGTTAAAATGTGTTGAGTTGTTCTCTGGTATTTTTTGCCTACCCCCCCTTTAAACTGGGAGTGTTTGTGCAATCTATAAATGCAATAAGTATCCAGAAGAAAGTTTTGTTATGAATATTGATTTTAAAAAGTTATCCCCCACACATACTAAGGATTGGTATGTAAAGTGGATTGCATCTATTGTTCTGATAATCGCACAGGCCCTCACATCAGCAGGTGACCTTGCTCCATATAATCTCATGTTATTTGCAATCGGTTTATCTGGTTGGTTACTTGTAGGTTATTGGTGGCATGATCGTGCATTGATTGTGATTAATAGTGTGGGTATCTTTATTAACATTACTGGTATTCTTAAATTTTATATGAGTGGAGTTTAGTATGAGAAAGTATCACGATTGGGTTTACATGGCAGATGATTCTATAAACAAAGTATTGAAAACTGTAATAGTACTCTTGTATTGTTATGGTTTTTATGTTATAATAAGAGAGTTAATGGAGAAGATTATATGATGTTTGAATTTTTTTATTACAGTTTTATCGCAATGGTTATAATACTCGCATGGATGACTTATGATGATGTAAGAATGGATAAACGTAATGGGTAGTATGCATTTGTTACCAGCATATTGGACAACCAATAATCACAAGAAACGAAAGAAAAAGAAAGTATCTGCAAAGATGCAAGAATCAATCAGACAACATGAGAAGTATCTCGCAAAGATGGGTGTAGATTCAAACTATGTACGAACACCCACCCCCCTAAAACTGAGCTGGAAGTCAAAACAGTTACCCTCTAGGGATATAAAGGATTATGATTGGAAGATACAAACCAAGAGAGATGCAAAGAAATACAATGGTAATGTAATACTAGGTCAGGCCTACAATAAAGGTAATCTAGTAGTGCTAAGTGGAAAGGAAGCTGCAGATGTCAGTACTGGAAAAAGACGTTAAAAAAATGTCGTTTTCGGCGGCGAAAAAACTCGGAGTGATTCTCGGAGTGATGATACTGATAAGTAGTTGTACGAGTTTAGAGGTAGGAGTTCATTACGGAAAGGTTGCATATAATAAGTGTGGTGACCTTGACAGATGGGATTGTTTATGGTATGATAAGTAAAATGAAAGTAGTCGATAATCTTGTTTGAGAGAGATTACAAGTATTATGTGATAATATATAATGAGTACACTAGCACCATGAGTGCAGGCGCAATAGACTTGAAGTTACTATGATTAGTTTTACTAATTTAATGTGGAGTGATTATATGAGAAAAAGACCTAGTTTGTTAAATGACTATATTAATTTTGTTGATACAGTTACAAGTCCAGCAACCAAAGAGATGGTGGACTTCAAAGATTCTCTAGAGATAATAGAAGAAAATGGTATACAACCATCACGACTACTGACAGCCTCTGTAGGTCTGTCTGGTGAGGTCGGAGAGTTTAATGATATCGTCAAGAAGATAGTCTTTCAAGGAAAAGAAGTAGATGACGATACAAAGAAACATTTGAAAAGTGAACTCGGTGACATATGTTGGTATATGGCCCAAGCATTAATTGCTCTTGAAAGTTCATGGGAAGAAGTGTTTGATATCAATGTCGGAAAACTGTCGGATAGGTATCCAGGCGGTTTTGATGCATTGAAATCTGCAAGTAGGAAAGTAGGAGATATATAAAGAATGAGTGATTTTTTTAAAGACATTATTAAGACAACTGGGAATGAGTATGCAGCTCTCGCCTCTGATGGTATAGAGGGTGCAGACGTAGGTTCGTTCATAGATACTGGTAGTCATATATTTAATGCATTGTTGTCTGGGTCTATCTATGGTGGATTACCTAGTAACAAGATAACTGCAATCGCTGGTGAGTCTGCAACTGGAAAGACATACTTTGTTATGGGTATGGTCAAAAGTTTTCTAGATGCAAATCCAGAGGCTGGTTGTTTGTACTTTGAAAGTGAAAGTGCGATTACAAAACAGATGGTTATCGACAGAGGTATTGACCCAGCAAGAATGGTCATCATACCAGTAACCACAGTACAAGAGTTTCGTACACAAGCAATTAAAGTTCTTGACAAGGTACTCATGGAGAAAGAAGAAAATCGTAGACCTATGATGATGTGTCTAGATTCACTTGGTATGTTGTCTACTACAAAAGAAGTAGAGGATACATCTGACGGAAAAGAAACAAGAGATATGACAAGGGCACAAGTTCTTAAAGCTGCGTTTCGTGTGTTGACTTTGAAACTAGGTCGAGCAGGTGTTCCTATGGTTGTTACCAATCACACTTATGATTCTATGGGAAGTATGTTTCCGACAAAAGAAATGGGTGGTGGTTCTGGATTGAAATATGCAGCCTCGTCTATTGTCTTTCTGTCAAAGAGAAAAGAGAAAGACGGAACTGATGTTGTCGGAAATATTATACATTGTAAAAATCATAAGTCAAGATTGACAATCGAAAACAAGATGGTAGATGTTCGTCTGAATTATGAAAAGGGTTTAGATAAATACTATGGTCTAACGGAACTTGCAATCAAGTATAACATCTTCAAACAAGTGTCTACTCGTATAGAGTTGCCTGATGGTACTACACAGTTTGGTAAAACAATTATGAATAATCCAGAGAAGTATTTTACGGAAGACGTAATGACACTACTAGATGAAGCTGCAGAAAAGGAGTACAAGTATGGAAAACTACATTAGATGTTATGATAACGTAGTTCCAGATAGTTTCTGTGATGATATGATAAAACAGTTTGAACTGTCAGTTGAACACCATGAAAGGCATAGTCAAGGAGAAATGTCTTTTGCACAGTTACATCTAATGGCACATGATGAATGGAAAACTGAAGTTGCATATCTGATTGATGTATTCAAAGAGTCAATCAAGAGATACAGAGAAGATTGTAAGATAGGATATAAATCTAACATCTGGCCACAGAAGTATGGGTTTGAGGGTATTCGTCTGAAACGATATCTTGCAGATGGGATAGACCAATTTGGTAATCATGTTGATGTTGCAGATTATAATAGTGCAAGACGTTTTCTAGTTTTCTTTTTATATCTAGATGACAACGAGGGTGGTGCAACTTCTTTCCCAGATCATGGTATCAAATCGGAATGTAAAAAAGGTTCACTACTGATGTTTCCGCCACTATGGCCTTGGCTTCATGCTGGAGAGAAACCGATAGACAAATCAAAATATATACTAGGGAGTTACTTACACTATGTCTAAATTAGTAAATCATTTAGGAGAACCAATCAAGAATGAGATTGATGAATCCAAGTTACCGACAGCAGAACAAATACTACAAGACCCTATTACAAAAAAGTTTGTGTTTCTAAATAGTGATGCTTATCCAGACCAGACTTGTATTGGTCTAACTGAAGATACAGATTATCATGGTGTTATCTATAAGTATGGTGAAGTTACAATTCCAGATGAAAAAAAATTACTTGACAATGAACACTTGCAATTAAAGTTCAAGTATGATATACTAGAGAATAATGGGATTCCAAAAGAAAACTTTGGAGATGATTTTTTTAAATTAATTGGTGATATACTTTATCATATCATCATTGCACAATCAGAGGTAGGGTATGA